GTTCTGCTGTCCGAGGTATGTCATTCAACATCATCTTCCTGGACGAATTTGCTTTCGTTCCAACTCACATTGCCGAGCAGTTTTTCTCCTCAGTATACCCTACGATCTCCTCAGGTAAGTCTACGAAGGTTATTATCATCTCCACACCCAATGGGATGAATATGTTCTACAAACTTTGGCATGATGCTGAAAGGGGTAAGAACGAATATATCACCACAGAAGTACACTGGAGTCAAGTTCCTGGTAGAGATGCCAACTGGAAAGCACAAACGATTGCAAACACTTCCCAGCGACAGTTCACTCAAGAATTTGAGTGTGAGTTTCTGGGATCTGTAGATACGTTAATTGCTGCAAGCAAATTGCGAACAATGGTGTATGATGATCCTATCACTAGTAATAACAAAGGTTTAGTAGTATATGAAAACCCGCAAAAGGACCACGATTACATTGTTACTGTTGACGTTGCCCGTGGTGTGGGCAGTGATTATAGCGCATTTTTGGTTTTTGACATTACAAAGTTCCCTTACAGGTTGGTAGCACGATACAGGAACAATGAAATCAAAGCTATCATGTTCCCTACAATTATTGTTGATATTGCCAATGGATATAATAGAGCATATATTTTAACTGAAGTTAATGATATTGGAGATCAGGTAGCATCTATGATGCATTATGATCTGGAGTATGATCATATTCTTATGTGTGCCATGAGAGGACGTGCTGGTCAGATTGTTGGAACAGGATTCTCTGGAAAGAAAACACAACTTGGCGTTAAGATGTCTAAGACCGTGAAGAAGATTGGATGTTTGAACCTAAAGACTTTTATTGAGGATGACAAACTAGTCATCCCAGACTATGAGACTATCGCAGAACTCACGACATTCATCTCTAAACGTGAATCGTTTGAGGCAGAAGAAGGATGTCATGATGATCTTGCGATGTGTCTAGTAATTTTTGCATGGTTAGCAGTACAAGATTACTTTAAAGAAATGACGGACAATGATGTTCGTCAAAGAATCTATGATGAGCAAAAGAATCAGATTGAGCAGGACATGGCACCATTCGGTTTTGTTTCCGATGGTCTAGAAGAACAAGAAAGTTTTGTGGATAAAGAAGGAGATCGTTGGTTCTTAGATGAGTATGGTGATGTAGCTTCTGACTTTACTTACATGGGTTCTTATCTATAATGAATTTTGAAGAGGAGTTTGAATTAGAACACCTACTTTTTACCCAAAGAAAATGTAAATCTTGTGGGAAAATTAAAGAATTAATTAGCGATTTCTATAGAACCAGAAAAGGAAGAGCAACACCTTCAGCATATGCCTATGAGTGTAAGGAATGTACTGTAGATAGAGTAACCAAAAATAGAAAACGTAGTGACAACCGTAGTTGGTCATATCCAGACTGGTAGTTCATGCATTGTTTCCCCTCTTAAAAGATAGGTTTTAATAAATAATCACAGAACAAATTTCTGAAATTTAGGGGTAAACATGGCAACACAAGTATCGCCAGGGATTGTTGTTCAGGAGCGCGATTTTACTAATTCACGTCTCCAAGAAACAATCACTAACATCGGCGCTATTGCTGCACCTTTCCTGCAAGGGGATGTCGGCGCAGCAGAATTAGTTACGAGTGAGAAAGAATTAGTAGAAAAATTTGGTAAACCTACTGCAGATAATTACGAGTTTTGGTTTACTGCTTCTGAGTTTCTTAACTATGGTGGTAACCTGCAGGTTGCTAGAATTGCTGATGCATCTTCAACTCATCTCACAAATGCTAACTCAGCAGCAGTCGCAACGGTAAAAATTAACAACCGTGCTGCATACGAAGCAAACATTGAAGGTAGTGCTCAATCTTATGACTTCGCTGCAAGAACTCCAGGAACTCATGGAAACGCACTTCAGGTTGTAACCATTGACAGTGGTGCAGATCAAATTCTGACACTTGCTAACGGTGTAGCATTCTCACAAGGAGACGCAGTTACTGACGGAACTGCTACTGGTGTTGCATATGAAGATAACACTGGCGACACAACGAAAGTCTCTGTCGTTCTTGATGCCGGTTCTGCTAAATTCGTACAAGGCGGAACAGTAAGCACAGAAAATGTTGAAAGTGTCGCCAACTGGTATGACATGCAATATACTGTTGCTGGAGGCATCAAATGGAATGCACTTGCTCCTCGTCCTGGTACTTCTCCTTTTGTCGCGTCTCGTGGTGGTGCTAACGATGAGATGCACGTCGTAGTTCTTGATAAAACAGGTGGTATTACTGGAACAGCAAATTCTGTTCTAGAAAAAATTCTTTACGTTTCAAAAGCTCCTGGTGCTAGAACCAGCGAAGGTGAAGCAAATCATTATAAAGATGTAATCAAGGGTCGTTCCAAGTATGTGTTCCTTGAATCATATGAAGATGGATCTGATGTTTACAGCTATACTGGTTCTGTAGCAATTACAGGTTCTGCCACTGCTGCTTCTTCATTCCACTTATACGGTCCTCGTTCGTATACACTATCTGCTGGTACTGATTACAACACTTATACTGTTGGTAATGAGACTCAAACTTATCTTGATGTTTTTGGTGACACAGAAACTATCACGATTGACTACGTTCTTGCAGGACCATCAAACCTTGCCAAAGCAAACGCACTGATCAACCTTGCTAACACGAGAAAAGATTGCATCGCCTTCATTTCACCACAAAGATCTGATGTTGTTGGCGCAAATGCTTCTACAACATCTGCTCAAGCAGAGAATGTAACTAAGTTCTTTGAGGCAATTAGCGATAGTTCTTCTTACGCTGTATTTGATAACAACTACAAGTATATCTACGACAGATTTAACGATCAATATCGTTATATTCCAACCAATGCTGACATGGCTGGTCTTTGTGTTAACACAACTGCTGTCTCGGAAGCATGGTATTCCCCTGCTGGTTTCAATAGAGGAAACCTAAGAAATGCAATTAAGATTGCATTTAATCCAAATAAAGCACAGAGAGATGATCTCTATTCTAATCGTGTCAATCCAATCGTTTCGTTCCCTGGTCAGGGTATCGTTCTGTTTGGCGACAAAACTGCTCTTCGCAGTCCTTCTGCCTTTGACAGAATTAACGTTCGCCGTTTGTTCCTCATTCTTGAGAGAACAGTCAAGAACTTCTCAAGAAACGTTCTGTTTGAATTAAATGATGAGACTACTCGCTTGAACTTCTCCACGCAGGTTAATAACTACATGCGTGATATCCAAGCAAGAAGAGGTATGACTGATTTCCTCATAGTTGCGGATACGTCAAATAACACCCCTGATGTTATTGATCGTAATGAATTTGTTGCTGACATCTACATCAAACCTTCTCGCTCTATTAATTTCATTACTCTAACATTCGTTGCTACTCGCAGTGGTGTTAGCTTTAATGAAGTTATCGGCAGAGTTTGATTAGAAAATAAATACACTTAAGGAGATAATCAAACAATGGCAAACTTAACTTCATTCAAGAACAAAATTGGATACGGTATCCGCCCCAATTTATTCATGGTCCAGGTAACAAACCTGGAATCTAATTTAGATGATGTAGCAGCAGTAAAAGGATCAGACGCCGATTTCACATTCCTCTGTCGTTCTGCTGGCATTCCTGCTAGTACAATCGGAACTGTAGAAGTTCCTTTCAGAGGTAGAGTTATCAAACTTCCTGGTGACAGAACGTTTGAATCATGGACTATTACAGTCATGGCTGATGAGGACATGTCAGTAAGAGCATACTTTGAAAAGTGGATGAACAAATTGAATAAGCATGAAAACGGTGCAGGCTACACAGATGATTTTGCTTCCACACTAAAAGTTTCACAACTGGAACGTGGTACAAGCACTGCTACATCACTCACTGATCCACATAGCGTTGTGAGATCATATGAGTTTCAGAATGCTTTCCCAACTAACATTGCTCAGATTGATTTGTCATATGACAACAATAATACTATTGCTGAATACACTGTTGAATTCCAGTATGACTGGTGGGAATCTAAGAAATCTGATAGCACTGTAGATATTGGCGCTGGTGCTTCTATCTGATCCTGAATAAATAACTACAGTAAACGTAGTTAACTTTATACAATGGCGGAGTTATTTGGGTTTTCCCTTGATAAAGGAGACCAAAAGAAAAAGAAGCAGCAGGGGTTAGTATCTCCTGTTGCTCCTAATAATGACGACGGGACCGTAACAATCTCTGCTGGAGGTTATTACGGTCAATACGTTGACATGGAGGGCGTATCCAAAAATGAGTTTCAGCAGATCCGAAAGTATCGTGAAGTCTCATTGCACCCTGAAGTTGACTCCGCAATTGATGAAGTAGTCAACGAAGCAATTGTTGCGGATGGTGATGATTCACCTGTAGAAATTGAACTCTCTAATCTTGATCAAAGCGATTCAATCAAGAAGAGAATCAGAGAAGAATTTAATGAGATCAAACGCTTACTGCAGTTTGATAAAAAATGCTATCATATTTTTAGACGTTGGTATATTGACGGAAGACTTTATTACCATAAGGTAATTGATGTAAATAAACCCACTGAAGGGATTAAAGAACTTCGCTACATTGACCCAATGAAGGTCAAAAAAATGCGTGAGGTTAAGAAGAAACCCACTGCTGGACAAGGAGATAATCAAAAACTAAACTATGGTGATGTAAACGAATACTATCTTTACAATCCCAAAGGAATATTCAACCACAAAGCAGCGGTTAGTCTTGCAGGGAACGATCAACTCGGTGTGAAGATTGCACCCGATGCGATTACGTTCTGCACGTCAGGACTGATGGACATGAATCAAAATCTGCCATTGTCTTATCTTCATAAGGCATTGAAGGCAGTTAACCAATTGAGAATGATTGAAGATTCTCTGGTTATCTATAGAATGTCACGCGCTCCTGAGCGTAGAATTTTCTACATTGATGTTGGTAATCTTCCTAAAGTTAAGGCAGAGCAATACCTCAGAGAGGTTATGTCTCGCTATAGAAATAAACTGGTATATGATGCCAGCACTGGTGAGATTCGTGACGATAAAAAGTTCATGAGTATGCTGGAAGATTTCTGGTTGCCTCGCCGCGAAGGTGGTAGAGGTACAGAAATCACCACACTTCCTGGTGCTCAGAACCTTGGAGAACTAAAGGACGTTGAATACTTCCTGAAGAAACTCTACAAATCTCTCAACCTCCCACCATCTCGCGTGGGCGAAGAAAAGGGATTTAGTCTAGGACGCTCTAATGAGATCCTACGTGACGAACTCAAGTTTATTAAATTTGTCGGTAGACTTCGTAAGCAGTTCTCACATCTCTTTAATGATATGTTGAAGACTCAATTAATCCTCAAAGGTGTTATTACCGTGGATGATTGGGAACTGATGGAGCAGCATATTCAATATGACTATCTGTTTGATAACCATTTTACTGAACTAAAAGAAATTGAAATGATTGGCGAGAGGTTAAATCTCGTAGAAAGAATGCAACCTTTCCTTGGAGTATATTATTCCAATGATCATATCAAACGTCAAATTCTCCAACAAAAAGAATCCGAGATTGAAGAGATCCGCATTCAAATTGAAGTTGAGAAAAAATCAGGTGAACTGATGGATACTCCAGTGATGCCAGTGGAAGATCCTAATGCTGCATTGCCGCCAGCAGGTGGACCTGTTGACACATCATCAAAACCTCCAATGAAGGCACAAACTTCTAAAGAAGTTGAAAACTAAATAATACTATAATAATTTACTATTATGACAGTAACTAAAGAATTGATTGACAAAATTGTTAATGGGGAAAACTCTGTAGCATCTGATGAAGTGATTGATATGCTCTATGCAAAAGCATCTGAAACACTAGATAGTTATAAAAAAGAATATGCTGCTCAACTTATGAATCCAACTACTGAAGTTGAAGAACCTGAAGTTGAGTCCGAAGTTCCTGAAGTTGAAGCATCTACAGAACAAACAACCACCGAACCCGAACCAGAAGAACCATGAAACTTATCGTAGAGCACAGCGAAGATATTAAACTTCTCACTGAAGAGAAAGATGGAAAAGAGTATACATATATCCAGGGAGTATTTCTCCAGGGCGATATCAAAAATCGCAATGGTCGTGTATATCCCATGCCTGTTCTTCAGCGCGAAGTGACTAACTACAATGAAAATTTTGTACAAAAGTCTCGTGCTCTTGGTGAACTAGGTCATCCTGATGGTCCTACCATCAACCTTGATCGTGTATCACATAAGATTGTAGAACTTTACCAGGATGGTGCAAACTATATTGGTAAGGCAAAATTGCTTGAGACTCCAATGGGATCAATAGCTAAAAATCTTCTTAGGGAAGGTGTTCAACTAGGTGTTTCATCTAGAGGTGTGGGCAGTTTAGAATCCAAAGGTGGTTCTAATTATGTCAGAGATGATTTTATGCTTACTACTGCTGCAGATATTGTAGCAGATCCTTCTGCTCCTGATGCCTTTGTCAATGGAATCATGGAAGGAAAAGAATGGGTTTGGAACAATGGAATGTTTAAAGAAGCAGAACTTCAGCAAGTAAGAGAAAATTTAGAGAGGGTTTCACGCGGAGAACTTGAGGGTAAAATCCTTGAGAGCTTTGAGAAACTGCTCTTTAACTTATAATTTTAATAAATAAGTAATAGAAAAACCAAGGTCCTTTAGGGGTTATTTTAAATGGCTAATTCGTTAAACGAGAAATTTGAAGATTTCGTATCTAAAGAAATTGATGCGGAAACTGTTACAGAAATGAACAATGCTGTAACAGCAGGTGCAGCTCCAGCAGAAGGTTCACATCTTCCTAGTGCATCAGGTGCTGAAGTTGCAGTTGCTAATGTAGAACCAATGGCTGCCGGTTCTTCGGAAGGTCACTCAGGCAAGTTTGAAAACTCTGGCGCTAAAGCTGCTGCCGCTGTTAAGAAGTCTAAGACCGCAGTTAACTCGGGTGAAGGCAAGCAAGATCCTATGCCTAAATTAGAAGGTGGTAAGGATATGTCTGGCAAGAGTGTCAGTCGTGGTGGCGGGGACGCAATGCCTACTGTGAAGAAAGAAGAAATTGATGTTACTGATGACATCAACGCACTCGTCAATGGCGAGGAACTTTCTGAAGAGTTTAAAGAAAAGGCAACAACAATCTTCACCGCTGCTGTTTCTTCTAGAATTGATGAAGAAACAACACGTTTAGAAGAAAACTATGCTGCTCAGTTAAATGAGCAACTTGACGTGATCAAGGAAGAAATGTCATCTAAGGTTGACTCATTCTTGAACTATATTGTAGAACAATGGATTAATGATAACAAACTCGCAATCAACGAAGGTATTCGTACTGAGATTGCAGAATCGTTTATGACTGCTCTGAAGGGTGTGTTCACTGAACATTACATGGATATCCCTGAAGAGAAATTTGATATGGTTGAGGGTATGACAAACAAATTAGATGAGATGGAGACAAAACTCAACGAACAAATTGACAAAAATATTGAATTAAATTCTTCTTTGGGAGAGTTCGTCAAAGAATCTATCGTTGGCGAAGTATCTCAGGGACTCGCTGATACTCAAAAAGAAAAACTTTCCTCACTTGCTGAGGGTGTAGAGTTTAGTACTGAAGAGTCATTTAGAGAGAAAGTTGAAACTATTAAGGAAAATTATTTCCCCAAAACTTCAATCAATGAGAGCGTAGAAGCTTCGGATCCCGTTGCTGAAAAGGATGTTCCTGCTGGCATGGAGCGTTATGTTTCTGCCATCGCACGCTACAATAAGTGATTTAAATTATAAATAAATCATAGTTCACTAACAAATTAATTTTCTAAGGAGAACCTAATGTTCAATACCGAACAACTCCAGGAGAAGTGGGCACCAGTTCTGTCTCATTCTGATCTTCCCGAGATCAAGGATACTTACAAGAAGGCTGTCACCACTCAACTTCTGGAAAACCAAGAAAAATTCCTCCGTGAGGAGAGAATGCTGACCGAAGCGCCTACAAACGCTGGTCCTATTAATTCCGCCACAACTGGCGCTGGTAACGTCGCAGGTTTTGACCCCGTACTGATCTCACTGATCCGTCGCTCAATGCCTAACCTGATCGCCTATGATATTTGTGGCGTTCAACCAATGAATGGTCCTACTGGACTGATCTTTGCAATGCGTTCCCGCGTTGAAAGTCAGACTGGTGATGAGACATTCTACAACGAAGTTAACTCTGCCTTCTCTGGTACTGGTTATAACTCCACTAACTCTGCTGGTGGTACTGCTCCTACAGGTTCAAACCCCGGTGTCTTGAATGACAGCGGCACCTATGGTTCTGCAGGCGCTATGGCAACAACCACTGCCGAAGCACTTGGCGAAGCCGCTGCTAGCGTATTCCCCGAGATGGCATTCAGCATTGAGAAGATCGCCGTTACTGCTAAGTCACGCGCTCTGAAAGCTGAGTACAGCATTGAACTCGCACAAGACCTGAAAGCAATTCATGGTCTGGATGCCGAGACTGAACTCGCCAACATCCTTTCTGCTGAAATCCTTACCGAAATCAACAGAGAAGTCGTCCGTACCGTATTCCGTTCCGCTAAAGCTGGTGCTCAGCAGAACGTTGCTACTCAAGGCACGTTTGACATGGACGTTGATTCCAACGGACGTTGGAGCGTTGAGAAGTTCAAGGGTCTCCTCTTCCAAATTGAGCGTGAAATGAACGCCATCGCGAAAGAGACTCGTAGAGGGAAGGGCAACATGCTCGTCTGTTCTTCAGACGTTGCTTCTGCTCTGTCCATGGCAGGCGTCCTTGATTACAACCCTGCTCTGAATACTGGTCTTAATGTTGATGACACCGGCAGCACCTTTGTTGGTACGCTGAACGGACGCATCCGCGTTTACATTGATCCTTATTCGGCACTGCCTACTGAGGGCAACAATGCTGCTCAGTTCTTCATCGCTGGTTATAAGGGTACTTCCCCTTATGATGCTGGTCTGTTCTATTGCCCATACGTTCCTCTCCAGATGGTTCGTGCAATTGGTCCTGACACCTTCCAGCCCAAAATCGGATTTAAGACACGCTACGGCATGGTTCTTAATCCATTCGCTAAAGGCGCGACCGCCCTTTCGGATTCCGATCCTGTTGCTGGTGGTAACGTCAACACCAACGTCTACTACAGACGTGTTCGTGTTACTAACCTCATGTGATATAACCTCTCACAGGTCCACACAGACCCCTCTAAGGGGTCTTTTTTTATGGGTATATACTCGTAGGCATAAATTTTTATTTCTTAATTGTGCTGAAATGAACATTTTTATATACATAGTAGTAGAATTGTTAGGTACACATGACCCCTACTTTTTGGTTATGAGTTAAATGTTAGAGGTGACTCAATGCACAATCTTTTATCCCGATCTCAGTTAAATGAGTGGCGACATTTTGATGATACTGTGGATGGATTACGTTTAGAAAACGAAAAATTAAATGACTACTACGAATGTTTAGTAGAATGTGATTCTTTAGATCAACATAAATGTAAACGAATATGTAAACGAATTCTTATTTAATTACCGACCCCGAAAGGGGTCTTTTTTTATCTAAATATTTGAAAGTATTTTTAACGATGACCCAGGCAAATTGGTTAGAAGATAAGATTGATAATCTTAACTACCTAGCGCCACAAGGTTTCAAATTATCAATTGAAAAATTTCCTAAGGTGGCATTCTTATGTCAGTCAGCAAACATCCCTGGCATAAGAATTCCTGAGATTAATGTCACCACACCATTTAGGGACATTCCTATCGCTGGAACTGAGACAGAGTATGAAGACCTTAGTGTCAAGTTTTTGATTGATGAGGACATGACAAATTATGTATCAATACATAAATGGATTGCAAAGACTGGTCTTGCAGAAAAATTTGATACTGACAAAGATCCAATAGAAGGAAATATTTCTTTAGAAATTTTAAATAGTAACTTTAATTCAAATATTCAAATTGAGTTTGAGAATGCATGGCCTACTGCATTAACATCTGTAGCATTTGATGCAACTGAGCAAGGAGTTCAGTACCTGACTGCAAATGTCACCTTTAAATATACCATATATAGAATTAAGTATGATGGAAATGTGATTAGTTAATGACCTTTGAAGAAATTCAGGCGATGTGGGAACAGGATTCAAAAATTGATCCTGTTGAACTTGATACCGCTGCACTTAATATTCCCACACTACATTCAAAATATTTAAATTTTTTTTCAGACTACAAATTCAAAAAGAAATTAGCAGTACTGGACCTCAAACAACTTAACAGACGCAAGTTTGAATACTATGCGGGACGAGGATCCGAGGAAGATTACAAAGAAGAACCGTTTGATCTGAAAGTACTCAAGTCAGATCTACCAATGTATATTGAATCAGATTCTCAAGTCAAAGACTTACAGATGAAGATTGATATGTATGACATCATCATTGAATACCTTGAGAGTGTAATCAGGATGATTAATAATCGGTCATTCCAAATAAAAAATGCTATTGAGTGGAAATCATTTATTGAAGGAATTAGGTAATGTCTGACATTGTTATCAGGAAAAGAAACGAAGTATACTTAGAACTTGAATGTGAAGCACACATAAGTATGGAGTTATCAGAGTACTTTACATTTGAAGTACCTGATGCAAAGTTCATGCCTCAGTATAAGAAAAAATATTGGGACGGTAAAATTAGATTGTTCTCTCCTGGTAATGGTCAACTTTATATTGGGTTATTACATTATTTGATAGAGTGGGCAGAGGAAAGAGACTATACTTATTCTTATCAAGATAATGAATATTACGGTAAGGTTATTGAACGAGATCCGTATATTTTGCCAGAGACTGTAAAAGAATATTTGGATTACCTTACTGAAGGTACAGAGATTAAACCCAGAGACTATCAATATAATGCTGTATTCAAAGCATTAAAAATGTATAGGAAGATCATTGTTTCTCCTACAGGGTCGGGCAAATCTTTTATGATATATTCTTTGGTTAGATATTTTACTGCTGCTAATCTTAAGACATTAATTATTGTTCCGAGTATTTCACTTGTAACACAGTTGTATAAAGATTTTGAAAACTATGGTTGGAATGCAGAAGATTATTGCCACCAAGTATATGCTGGTGAAGCAAAAATGTCAACTGCACCTGTAGTTATCACAACATGGCAGTCTATCTACAAACTACCTAAAAAGTATTTTGATTCATATACTGCTGTAATCGGAGACGAGTGCCATACGTTTAAGGCAAAGTCTTTAACAAGTATTATGACAAAACTCCATGAAGCAAAATATCGTATCGGATTCACAGGCACACTGGACGGAACAAAAACTCACCGTCTGGTTTTGGAAGGTCTGTTCGGATTATCTGATCGGGTTACTAGTACTGCTGATCTTATGAAGCGAGATCAACTCTCACAACTAAAGATTAAAATCCTTGCTCTGAGGCACGAATCATATAAGTTTGAAACATACCAAGATGAAATGGAATACATTGTAACACATGATAAACGTAATGTGTTTATTAAAAATCTTGTGGGTGACCTAAGTGGTAACACATTAGTTCTATTCAATTATGTGGAGAAGCATGGTGAACCACTTTTTGATATGATAAATAATAGTATCGGAGATACCAAGAAAGTTTTCTTTGTTCATGGTGGTGTGGAAGCATCTGAACGTGAGAACATCAGACAGTTAGCAGAGGTAAATGATAACTGCGTTATCATTGCTTCCTACGGAACCTTCTCTACTGGTATCAATATTAAAAATCTACATAATATTGTTTTTGCTTCACCTAGCAAATCAAGAATTAGGAATCTACAATCTATTGGTAGAGTCCTTCGCAAAGGAGACAACAAAGCTCAGGCAGTGCTTTATGACATTGCTGATGATTTTTCTAAAGGTAGTTACAATAACTATACTCTCAATCACCTCAAAGAAAGAATTAAAATTTACAATGAAGAGCAATTTAATTATGAAATTATCCCAGTAAATATTAAAAGATGAACGATAAATTCTTCGGCACAATAAAATTAATGACTGGAGAAGAAATTGTTGGTTTAGTTGAAGTCCATGAAGAAGGTTTATTAATTAAGAACCCATTAATATTAGAGGACATGAGTGATCTACACGATTTGTTAGGAGACAATATTAAAATAACAGGATTAAGATTATCTAAATGGATTAAATCATCAACAGACAATATCTTCTTTATAACTGATACTAAAATAATAACAGTTAATGAATTACTAGAACCAGGATTAAGTCATTATAAAAAAGCAGTTGTTCAAATAAACGAAAAAGCTAAGGAACAAATTGCTAAAAAATTAAATAGAAAAAAATACAAAGGATACAGAGCATCTGTAGAAGATGCTAGAATATTTTTTGAGAATTTATTTGATACTTATTAACTTAAAGCTATTACTTCCTTTGAACCCTTACAGAGTTATTCTACAGATCAAATCCAATCTTGTCAAGCCCTCTTACATATGTTATAATGTTGGTACAATAACTTATGGAAGATGAACCAAAATGAGATCCAAAAAGAAACCAGAACATTATGTAGATAATAAAGAGTTCTTGAGGGCACTCTCTGATTACAAATACTTTGTAAAAAAAGCCTTGACAGAAGAGACCACTCGCCCTAGGATACCAAATTATATCGGTGAGTGCTTCTTGAAGATCGCACAGCATCTGTCTTACCGTCCTAACTTCATCAACTATCCTTTCCGTGAGGACATGATTAGTGATGGTATTGAGAACTGTGTTCAGTACATTGATAACTTTGATTCCAATCGTGGCAATCCTTTTGCATACTTTACTCAAATTATTTACTATGCATTCTTGAGAAGAATTCAAAAAGAAAAGAAGCAACTAGAAATTAAAAGCAAAATTCTTGAGCGTTCTGGATACGATGAAGTCCTCTATGCTGATAAGAATGAACTAAACTTTTCCGCTTCTGATTATAATAGTATCAAACAAAACATTGAGCAAAAAACTAGAAAATGAAAGTTGCCCTGATTACTGATACCCACTACGGATTTAAGAAAGGTAATCAAGATTATCATGATTTTTTTCTTAAATTCTATAATGATATTTTCTTCCCAACATTAAAGAAGAAAAAAATTAAGCATGTCATCCATCTGGGTGATGTGTTTGATATTCGTCGCAACATTGATTTCTGGAGTCTTGACTGGTCTAGGAAAAACATCTTCAATCCTTTGCAGGATCTGGGGGTGACTGTTGATATGATGGTCGGTAATCATGATGCTTTCTATAAGAACACTCTAGAGATTAATTCTTTGGAGTGCCTTCTACAGGAGTATGATAATCTCCATGTCTATACTGGACCTTCTGAGGTTACTGTTGGTGGTCGTAAGATGGTTTATCTTCCTTGGATCTGCGATCAGAATGAAGAACAAACAGTAAATCTTATGAGGGAAACTGAGGCAGAGGTTGTCTTAGGACACCTGGAGATGGAAGGATTTAAAACTAATCCTACCTACGTTGCTAATCATGGTAGGCAGGTTTCCGAGTTTTCTAAATTTAAGATGGTGATGTCGGGTCATTATCATACTAGAAGTAAGAAAGGAAACTTCCAATATATTGGTAATCCCTATCAGATGTATTGGAATGATTATGCTGATGAACGTGGATTTAATATCTTTGATACTGAAACTCTAAAGTTACAGCATATTAAAAATCCTTACGAAATGTTTCATAAAATATTTTATGATGACACTAAAAATGAATATTATAATATAGATGTTGAAAAATATAAAGATACTGTAGTAAAAGTTGTTGTAGAAAATAAAACAGATTATACTGAGTTTGATTATCTTATTAATTCTTTACAAGATGTTGCATTAGATCTTAAAATTATTGAAGACTTTTCTACAGAAGTTGATGATGATGATGACATAGAACTTGAGCATGAAGACACTCTAACTATTTTGGAGAAGTATGTTGATGAACTTAATACCAACCTAGATAGTCATAAGTTAAAAGAGATTATGAAATCTCTGTACGTTGAGGCACTTGAGGTGGTATAATGTATATACTGTGTCTAGAAGGTAAGGAAACTGAAGGAGCATATGCTGTTTCAAATAGTAAGAACGAAAGAACTCTTTTGCTCTTCACTGAATTAGAAGATGCTGAACGTTTTGCTGGTCTTCTGGAGGCAGATGATTTTCCAATAATGTCAACTGTTGAAGTTGACACTGAGTCAATGATTGAAATGTGCGAAAGCACCGGGTATAATTACACTGTAATAGAACCCAATGAACTAATAATTCCACCATCACATGATCTATGATTATCTTTGAAACTATTCGTTATAAAAATTTCTTATCTAGTGGCAATAACTTCACAGAAATAAAACTCAATACACATGGTAACAATGTAATTATTGGCAGTAATGGTGCTGGAAAAAGCACAGTGTTAGATGCTCTTACTTTTGTATTGTTTAATAAACCATTCCGTAAGATCAATAAACCTCAACTTGTAAACACTATCAATGGCAAAGATTGTTGTGTTGAAGTTGAGTTTTCAATCGCTAAGAAATCTTATAAAATTATCCGTGGCATGAAACCTAATCTCTTTGAGGTTTATGTTGATGGAGAAATGCTGAACCAAGATGCTGCAGCAGCAGATCAACAGAAGTTCCTGGAACAAACAATCCTCAAACTAAACTATAAGTCATTTACACAGATTGTTGTTCTGGGATCTTCTACATTTGTTCCATTCATGCAGTTGCCATTGGCATCCCGTCGCGATATCATTGAAGATCTCCTGGATATCCAGGTATTCTCTACAATGAATACTAATCTTAAGGATCGCATGAAGCAATTAAACGATGCTATTCGCTTCACGGATAAAGATCTTGACTTGGTAAAGCATCGCATTGAATCTCATGAAGATTTAATTAAACAGATTGAAACACAGAGCGACAATTTTATACAACATAAACAAGAGAAGATAAGTAAATTATTTTCTCAAAGCGAAGAGATCTCATCACAGAATCATCAAATTACAGAGTATATTGAAACTAGAAAGAGTGACTTATTTGACGGCGATAAATTATCTAAAAAGTATGATAGTTTAAAAGAGTTTAAGATAAAGTTTAAAACAAAACTTTCTAATTTAAATAAAGAACTTTTATTTTATACTAACAATGATACATGTCCTACATGTAAGCAAACACTAGACTCTGACTTTAAGCAAAGTAAGGTAGATAAAAATAAGAAATCTATTTCTGAAACAGAAAAAGCATGGGGCGTTCTTGACGAACAAATTGGTGATGTAAAGACTCAGATTAATCAGTATAAAGAAATCTCTAATGATATCAGAGATAATTATTCTGCCATTGATAAGAACAATGGAATCATTAATCATATCAATCGTCAGATTAGAGATCTTGAGTTAGAGATTAAATCCATTGCTGATAACAAAAGCAATTCTAGTAAGGAGCAAGAGCAGTTAAGTGAACTGAAAAATCAGAAAGAAGAATATGAGAAAGTTTTGTTCTTGCATAAGGAGAATAAAGATTACTTTAATGTTGCTGCTAACCTGCTGAAGGACACTGGTATCAAGACCAGGATCATCAAACGATACCTGCCGGTGATGAACAAACTCATCAACCAATACCTACAGCAGATGGATTTCTTTGTGAACTTCACACTCAGTGAGAGTTTTGAGGAGACTATCAAGTCTCGTTATAGAGACGACTTTAGTTATGCATCGTTCTCAGAGGGTGAGAAGTCTCGCATTGACATCGCTCTTATGCTAACATGGAGGTCAGTTGCCAAACTCAAAAACAGCGTGGACACCAACCTTCTCATCCTTGATGAGATCTTTGACAGCTCACTTGACAGCAGCGGCACTGATGAGTTATCATATATCTTGAGGAACTTTACTAACGACCTTAATCTGTTTATTATCTCGCACCGAGAGCATATGGTTGAGAAGTTTGACCGTGTTCTCAAATTTGACAAAGTGAAAAATTTTAGTAAAATGGAACAATTGACTAACGGAGACTAATTATGAAATACAATGAAGAGGAACTCCTCAAAGAACTTAAGGACTACATCTCCAGCACGTATAAGCAACATTATTCTGCTGGCAACGATGAGATTCAAACGTTAGATTTGATTGAGTCCTGTGGTGATGCTGAAGCATTCTGTAGAAGTAACATTCTAAAGTATGCTTCACGCTATGATCGTAAAGGTACTGCCCGTCGCGACATTATCAAAATCCTACACTACGGATTACTCCTTCTCCATTTCTCTGACAAATCTAACATTACTGAAGAATACCCTCAATGACTATGAAATTATCTAACGATACGTTTGAAATTTTGAAGAATTTTTCTTCAATCAATCAATCCATCGCCGTGGAAGCAGGCAATAGACTTCGCACATTCTCTATCGCAGAAAATATTCTTGCTGAAGCAAATGTCACAGAAGCATTTCCACAAAATTTTGCTATCTATGATTTGAGTGAGTTCCTCAGCAATATGATTCTGATGCATGGTGCAGACATGGAGTTTGGTGCTGATCATCATGTAAAAATTACTGACACGGGTTCTTCTATGAAGTACTTTTTTGCAGATCCTAGTCTGATTAAGAAAGCACCAGAAGATAATCCCACACTTCCTTCTGAAGATGTGAGTTTTACTTTGACGGCAAAAGATCTTGATCGTTTGATTCGTATGGCAGCAGTCAACAATCTCCCTGATCTTTCTGTTGTTGGTGATGGTGAGAAGATCTCTGTGGTAGTTCGTGATAAAGAAAACGATACTTCAAATACTTTTTCTGTTGATGTTGGTGCGACTGCTGATGAATTTGTACTCAACATGAAGGTTGAGAACTTGAAAATCTTTAAGGGTGATTACAAGGTCACTATGTCTAAGCGTTTGATTAGTTGTTTTCAGCATCAGGCGATTCCTTTGACATATTGGATTGCACTTGAGCCCGACTCTAACTAAAACTTTTTTATATTATGAACGACCAGTATCTCTGGGTGGAAAAATACCGCCCTCGTAAGATTGAAGATTGCATTCTGCCTGATAGCATCAAACGTGATCTTAAGCAACAGGTTGCTGCTGGTGAGTTGAATAATCTTCTTCTCACTGGTCCTCCTGGTGTTGGTAAAACTACTGCTGCTAAAGCATTATGTGAAGAACTAAACTTATCTTATATTGTAATTAATGGATCTGACGAAGGACGCTTTCTGGATACGGTACGGAACCAAGCAAAAACTTTTGCAACGACCGTATCACTTCAAGGAAGTAAGCACAAGGTCATCATCATTGACGAAGCAGATAATACAACCAATGATGTACAACTCCTCTTACGGAGTTCTATTGAGGCGTATCATAGCAACTGCAGATTCATCTTCACCTGCAACTACAAAAACAAAATCATTGACCCCATCCAATCAAGATGTTCCGTCATTGATTTTGCATTCAAAGGAAAAGAAAAGGCAACTATTGCGGGGCAATTTTTCAACCGTGTCCGGTCTATACTTGAGAGTGAGAATGTTGCATACGATCCAAAGGTTGTTGCAGAACTAATTCAAACTCACTTCCCAGACTGGCGTCGTGTTTTGAATCAACTTCAAAAGTATGGTAATACTGGTAACATTGATACTGGTATCCTTACAGAGATTAGTGATGTTAATCTTAAAGGTCTTACGAATGCTTTGAAAGCAAAGGAGTTTCCGACTGTCCGTAAGTGGGTGGTTGCAAATTTGGATAACGATTTTAATATGGTTATTCATCGTATCTATGAGGCAATGTATGATGTTCTCGTTCCTTCTACTATTCCTATGGCAGTCTTAGTGATTGCTAAATATCAATATCAGGCAGCGTTTGCTGCTGATCAGGAGATTAATCTTCTGGCATGTCTAACTGAAATTATGATGGAATGTCAGTTCAAATAAATGAAGAAGATCTTTGGAAGAATCCTCCCGAGCACATTAAAGAACTCATTAGACAGGGGAAAGAAATTCCTCTGAAAGATCCTTGGGTTCGTAAAATGACTCGTGCAGAAAAAAAATACCAACGTCAACAAACAAAAGACTGAATTTAAAATGAACGTAAAACTGATCCGTATGTCCTCTGGAGAGGATGTGATTGCTGAAGTCGTCAACCATGATGATAATTCCCTCACACTAAAGAATGGAATTGTAGGTGTTCCTACACAGCAGGGCACACTATCATTTGTAGCATGGTCTCCGATGATTAGTAAGGAAGTAAAAGATATCACAGTGTCTACTAAGTTTGTGGTATATGTTGCTGACGCAGCAGAAGAAATTGTTTCTCAGTATGAGCAAATGTATTCTCCTATCTCAACTCCTGAAAAGAAAAAACTTATTCTTTGATTTTTCTATTTGATTATGAAAGCATTGAAAACCCCTCTTCGTTATCCTGGCGGTAAGTCTCGCGCCACTAAGTATCTTCTTCCAAGATTTCCTAAGGAGATCAAAGAATATCGTGAGACATTTCTTGGTGGTGGTAGTGTTGCCATCGCATTCACTAAAGAGAACCCAGACATTCCTGTGTGGGTGAACGATCTTTACGAACCTTTGTATAACTTCTGGAGAGTATTACAAGATGATGGTGATAAACTTCAGCGTCGTCTGCAAGAACTTAAGTCCAGGTATCCTGATCAGGAATCTGCCCGTGGACTATTCATTGAATCAAAGGAATTAGTAAACGATTATGATCAATCCAATTTATCTCGTGCTGTTAGTTTTTACGTTATTAACAAGTGCTCTTTTTCTGGTCTCACTGAGTCCTCATCCTTTAGCAGGCAGGCATCTGTCTCCAACTTCTCAATGCGAGGAATTGAGAAACTAAAAGGATACTCAGAAATAATTCAGAACTGGAAAATTACGAACTGGTCATATGAAGGACTTCTTACAGACAATTTACGTTGTCTTATATATTCTGATCCACCCTATGATATTAAAGATAATCTCTATGGGAACAAGGGAGATTTACATAAGCGTTTTGATCATGATCAGTTTGCTGCTGATTGCGATAACCACCTTGCTCGCCACATGATCTCCTATAACTCCACTCAGATGGTCAAGGATCGCTTCCAAGACTGGTTTGCATGTACTTATGACCTAACTTATACTATGCGCTCTACAGGCGATTATATGAACGAACAGAAAGACCGTGCTGAATTACTGTTGACTAACTATGAAATTATTTAAGGTTCCTGAGTTTCTTTCCGCAGATGAATGCTCAATAATCTATGATAGAATTCTAGAGACTGAGGATTATGTAAAGTCACTTGGTGAAGATTTACATGAGGGAACTTCTGATAATTCTTTAACTGGGAGACATTGGATTAATAATTATCTTTTTGATGATGTGATTGGTCCGATCCTCCTTCCTAAGTTGAAGGTAGTATTTGTTGGTCAGGTCTGGATTCAGTGTTGGGCAAATACTTTTAGGAAAGGTGAAGGTATTGCATCACATTGTCACCGCCCATCAATACCAAAAGATCAACGACCATTTCCATGGTCTTGTGTCAACCTTTTTATTGGTGGGGATCCTGAAATTGGAACTTGGTTTGAAGGAAAGAACCAAGTTAATAATCCAGGGGAGTTGATGGTTTTTGAATGTGATACTCATCATTGGGTAGATCCTAATCCCACAGATCAAATTAGAATATCTATGGCAATGGACGTTCATGCATATAAAAGCAAGCCTGGACCTCAGTCGGACCAACCTCAACAGTATTATTATTTGAAATGAAAACCGAACTTAAACATTGGTTAAATTCTATCAATCATGAGAAACGAAATATCATGACTGATGAGAATAAAAATGCATATCCTCCTTACATCGTAAACCGCTGTTTGTCAGGTTTTATAGATACTATTATGGTGGCGAATGAGGTTAATATTAACCACCACCTGTCTAAGAAACTACAATATGAATTTTTACTAAATATTGTCAGACCAAAACGGAGATTCTCTCCGTGGTTGAAGAAAGAAAAGATTGATGATTTGGATGCAGTGAAATCTTACTATGGTTATAGTAACGAGAAAGCTAAGTCCGCTCTTAGTATTCTTTCCGATACACAACTGAGTTCTATTAAACAAAAATTGACTAAAGGCGGTAAACAATGACTACATCCACTGATATTGAAGTAACTTGGGAACCTGCCGATATGGTGGAAGTTACTTTAAGTGAACCCGATGATTTTCTTAAAGTTCGTGAGACTCTGACTAGAATTGGCGTTGCCTCTCGGAAGGAAAAGAAACTATATCAATCTTGCCACATTCTTCATAAGCAGGGTCGTTATTATATCGTTCATTTTAAGGAACTGTTTGCCCTGGATGGCAAACGTGCTAACCTGACATTAAATGATGTACAGCGTCGTAATCGTATCACACAACTTCTGGTTGACTGGGAATTGGTTACTGTAGTTAAACCCGAAGCAATTGAAGAGGTTTCTCCTCTTAATCAAATCAAAGTTATTGCCTACAAGGAGAAGTCTGAATGGACATTGGAGGCAAAATATAACATTGGTAAGAAGAAAGTAGTTTCTGCCCCTACAGAAACATAAATAGACTTGAGACTCTTTTCGTGCGGTCTCTACAAAAGTCGGAAACCCTTATAGGCAGATACGGTTTACACTGTATCTGCTTTTTTTGTTGTGATATAAATATTTGTGGATGCCTTCGGGGTCCACACAACACAAACTCGCTTTTTAAGGAGCTACTATAATGGTTAAGTATAACATTGCGGATATTGATGCGCTATTAAATGATGCATCAAGATTTGGTATTGGTATGGATGAATGGATTCGTAGATTTGCTACAGTCCATGAATCAGATGCAAATTATCCACCCCATAATCTTGTCAAAGAATCTAGTATTGATTTTAGATTAGAACTAGCACTTGCTGGTTATGTTAAAGAAGATATTAAAGTTGAAACAGAATCAAATAAATTATTTGTTCAGTGTACTAAACCTGGAGATTCTGAACCAGACCATGAGTATTTGCAAAGAGGAATTGCACGTCGTGCATTTACTTGGAGTAGAACTATTGCTGATGATGTTGAGGTCCGAAGTGTTGATCTCACCAACGGTCTTCTTACGATTAGATTAAAGAGAATTATTCCTGATCATCAGAAAAAGAAAAAATATGAGCTGACGGGCAATTAATAATTACACAAAGTGTGGTATAATATATACCATATCTATTCTCAGAAAGTAAATGTCCTACACCATTACCCTCAAGACCACTGAGGGTGATCACACTATCCAATGTGAGAGTGATCAATATATCCTTGATGCTGCTGAAGAAGCAGGTGTTGATATGAACTACTCTTGCCGTGCTGGTGCTTGTTCTTCATGTGCTGGTAAGATTGTGAGTGGAACTGTTGATCAAGAAGATCAGTCATTTTTAGATGATGATCAAATTGAAGCAGGGTTTTTACTTACATGTGTGTCCTATCCCACATCTGATTGTGTAATTGAAACTGAAAAAGAAGAGGAACTTTATTAATGGAAATTTTAATGATTGCCCTTGTTGGTGGTGCAATTTTCGGTGCATATAAACTTACTCCTAAAAAATAATGTCTGTCACTCTACGTTTTAAAATTCTAGAAGCACTTCGTGCTGATGCTACTGGCAACATTGCCAAAGCAAAAGCAAACATTGAAGTCTATCTAGAGAACCCTGTTGGTATTGGTGAACATCCTGATGTTCTTGCTGCCATTCAAGAGCAACTTGATATCATCGCACATGAAGAAGAACGTATTGAAGTTCTTGATAAACACTTTGTTCTATAAATAGAATTGAATATCGTCGCCGCAGAGGGTCCTGGTCACAGTCAGGTAACCCTCTTTTTTCTTGCTTATAAATACAAATAAAGTCTGTCCTGATGAAAACATATAGGGATTTAAAACTTACTCTCCGATATAACCAGCAATTAAATCCTAAGATCTGGGTTGGCGAAGCAATGAAACCTGAGGTCAGGCAGGGATTAGTTCGTATTGCCGAGGAGTGGGCGGAGTTTGCAAAAATTCCTAGCAGTGCTATAATTGATGTAGTGCTAGTAGGTGGCAATGCCAATTACAATTATACTAAGTATTCTGATCTGGACCTTCATCTTATTGTTTCCAAGGAAGACATTGCCGATTGTCCTGATCTCATTGATGATTACTTACGAGACAAGAAACAACTCTGGGCTCTCACCCATAATATTCAGATCTATGGACACGATGTTGAACTCTACGCTCAAGATAGAAGAGACCCAACCCCCTCAGGGCAAGGAGTATTCTCCCTAATGAATAGTCTGTGGTTGCGCCGCCCCACATATCAGGATGTAAATCTTGCTGATGCTAACATTGCCAAGAAGGTAATGCACTATATGGAAAAGATTGATTTCCTGATTGATAATAGGGCAGACGACCGTGAGGCATTTGAAAAACTTAAAGAGAAACTGCGTGACATGAGATCATCTGCCATCCAACGTGGTGGTGAGTTTGCTGTAGAGAACCTTGTATTCAAGGAACTACGCAACCGTGGGTATCTTGATAAAATGTCAGCACATCTAAGAAATCTTAAGGTTTCCAGCTTGTCAATCGGATGAGCTCATGCTATGATGAGGGTTGAATTCTAGGAGTTTATGTCGGTACAACTTGTACTTCTGAAGTCTGGCGAAGAACTCGTTGCAGACGTTCGTGAGATTTATGATCGCGAAAATAATGTAGTATTAGATCTAGTTTTAGTAAAACCAGTTAGAGTAACTGTTGTTCAGCAAGGAGTTCTTACTGAAGATACTAATCCAGGAAATAGTGTTTTGAGTTTCGTTCCTTGGTTGTCCACAACAAAGGACGATGAATTTTTCTTAAATAAAGATTGGGTAGTTACTATTTGCGAACCCACGGATGACATCCGAGACAGTTACATTAAAAACATTGGAGTAAGCGATGACAGTCAAAGTAATCTTGATGAAAACGGGTCAGTACCTGATCTCGGAGATTGAAGAACGTCCAGAAGAAGATGCTGATTGCATCCTCATCAACCCTAAAGTGGTGATTGGATATATTCCAGATTTTATTTTGGAAAATTTTGTTCCATATTCACATCAAAAGCAGATTCCTATTAGGTCTACTGATATTATTACTATCGTGGATCCTATGGATAGTCTGCTAAAATTATATCGTGATGCTATTGATTGATGAATTTCTATACTAATGTTGCCATTATCAACGATACTATTTTGTATCGTGGATTTGATGGAGGTGATAGGGTTGAGCGCCGCGAAGAGTTTTCACCAACTCTTTATGTTGCATCAAAAAATGAAACTGAATATAAAACTCTTGAGGGCAACTGTGTAGAACCCGTTCATTTCGGTGGCATCAAAGATGCTAAAGAGTTTGTTAATACTTATGAGGCAGTAGATAACTTTACTATCTACGGCAATACCAAATACTTGTATCAGTATATCCTGAGTAAGTATCCTAAAGAAGTTGACTATGATTTCAGTCAACTTAATATCATGTCTCTTGATATTGAGACTACATCTGAGAATGGATTTCCTAGTGTTGAGGAAGCACGGGAAGAAATTCTTTGCATTACTGTAAAGGACTTTACTAGTAAGAAGATTATTACTTGGGGTTGTGGTGAGTTTGAAAACTCACGTAGTGATGTTCACTATGTTTATTGTCAAAATGAACGTGAACTTCTTCTCAAGTTTCAGGAATATTGGGTGCAGAAGACTCCTGATGTTGTGACTGGATGGAACGTTAAGTTCTTTGATATTCCATTCATCTGCCGTCGCATGGATCGTGTACTTAGTATGAAGCACATGAGAGCATTGTCTCCATGGAACTCTGTGCGTGAGCGTGAACTGCATGTCAAGGGTCAGAAGAAAATTTACTATGACCTTATTGGTGTAGCAACTCTGGATTACTATGATCTGTATCAGAAGTTTACTTACACTAACCAGGAATCATATCGCCTTGACCATATTGCTTTCGTTGAACTTGGGCAGAAAAAACTAGATCATAGTGAGTTTGATAATTTCCAGGACTTCTATCGTAGTAACTGGCAGAAGTTTATTGAGTACAACATTCATGACGTTGAACTTGTAGATATGCTGGAAGATAAAATGAAACTGATTGAACTCGCTGTTACCATGGCATATGATGCAAAGGTAAACTTTGAGGATGTATTCTATCAGGTTCGTATGTGGGATAGTATCATCTATGATGCCTTGACACAGGAGAACATTGTCATTCCTCCTAAAACTGAGAGTACAAAGGATCAGCAGTATGCTGGTGCTTATGTGAAGGAACCTAAACCTGGCATTTATGATTGGGTAGTTAACTTTGACCTTAACTCACTGTATCCACACCTTATCATGCAGTATAATATCTCTCCTGAGACCCTTCTGGATGACCGTGTGAGCGGTATTAATGTAGACAAACTACTAAACCGTGAGATTGATACAAGCACCTTAGATGGCGTTACTATGTGCCCTAACGGAACTTTGTTTACTACAAAGAAGCAGGGTTTCCTTCCTAAGTTGATGCAGAAAATCTATACGGAGCGCACAATTTACAAGAAGAAGATGCTTGCTGCTAAGCAAGAGTATGAGAATACTAAAGATCCTCAACTTGTTAAGGATATTGCTAAGTACAATAACATTCAGATGGCACGTAAGATCCAACTGAACTCTGCTTATGGTGCTATTGGTAATGAATACTTCAGGTACTTCCGACTAGAGAACGCTGAAGCAATTACTCTTTCAGGACAACTCTCTATCAGATGGATTGAGAATAAGATGAATGAGTATCTTAATAAAATTTTAAAATCAGGTGATAAAGATTATGTTATTGCTGTGGATACTGATTCCATCTATCTTGATCTGGGTGATCTGGTTAAGAATGTATTCAAGGGAGGAACGCCGTCTGATAAGAAGGTTGTCAATTTCCTTGATAAGATCTGTAAGGTGGAACTTGAAACTTATATTGAAAGTTGTTACCAAGAACTGGCACAATATGTAAATGCATATCAGCAGAAGATGGTAATGAAACGCGAGAACATCGCTAACCGTGGCATCTGGACTGCTAAGAAGAGATACATTCTTAATGTATGGGACAGTGAGGGTGTTCGTTATAAGGAACCTAAGATGAAGATCATGGGACTGGAGACACAACGTTCTTCTACCCCTGCATACTTTAAGGATAAACTACTTAAAGCATATAAGATCATGATTGAAGGAACTAATGATGACATGATTGATTATATTGCAGGTATCAAATCTGATACTCGCAAACAAAGTTACCTAGATATTTCGTTTCCTAGAGGTTGCAATAATCTTGGTACTTATAAAAGTTACTCAGAGATTTATAAGAAGGGTACACCTATTGCTGTCCGAGGTTCATTATTGTATAATCACTATCTCAAGCAGCATCGGATTACTAATAAGTTTCCTCTTATCCAAGAGGGAGAAAAAATAAAATTCATCTATTTGAAAAAACCA